GCAGAGATTGATGTGGATACCATCTACTTTGATGAGGCACATAACTCTGTTCAGCGTCACTTTTTCCCTGCAACTGAGCACTTTGCTGCTAATGCACGACGCGCATACTTCTTCACTGCCACTCCGAAACATTCCCTCGCTGTTGGCAAACCTGGGATGAATGATGCTGCTGTTTATGGTCAGGTAATCTGTAAAGTTCCTGCTCCTGAACTGGTTGAGGGCGGTTACATTGTACCCCCTAAAGTTATCGTCAAGCAACTTGCTATGGTAACTGGCAAGCAGACTAACTTTGACCGCGACGCGGAGAATCTGCTGGAAACGATTGACGACAACAAAGTCGGCAAGATTCTGATTTGCGCTAAAGCAACCAAGCAGATTGTCTCGCTGGTGTCTGAAACTGATTTCTGCCACGAACTAGAGCAGCGTGGTTATTCTTGGATGTATATTACTGCCAAGACTGGTGCAGTTATCGACGGTAAGAAAGTCAATCGGGAGGTATTCTTCGATACTCTGAGTGCCTGGGGCAAGGACAATGACAAGAAGTTTGTTGTTCTGCACCACTCTATTCTTGCTGAAGGTATCAACGTCAGCGGTCTGGAAGCAGTTCTCTTCCTCCGCAATATGGACTTCATTGGTATCTCTCAGACCATCGGACGTTGCATCCGTTTGCATCACGATGATGCCAAAGGTATGCGCGATGGACGTATCGAACCTGGCAACCTGACACAGTATAGCAAATCGTTCGGTCTTGTGTGTATCCCTGTGTATAGCAAGGTTGGTATTTCTACTGCCCGCGCAGTTCAGTCGGTGGTTGATACAATCTTTGAGAAGGGAGAACCTGCCATCAGCACGTTTCGCATGTGAGACCCACTGAGAACCCAGTCACAGTCAGGGGTCAAACCCTGATTTTTCTGCAATTCTACCTGGCAGGTGTCATAGGTCATCCGCCGCAACCAAATTCACGATTTATTGGAAAGTGTAGAATAGGGCTTGACATCCCTACCCAAAGTTGTTAAAATTACCTCACTGACTTACTCAGTTTATCACTATGACAAATGCAACACAGACGGATGTTTTTAGCATCCTGCCCTTCAATCCGAAGAGCAATGAGTATCAATCTTTTATTATTGATCTCACACCAGCGATGGCACAACACATCCTTGACTATTACAACAAGGACAATCGCAAACTTTCTAAATCACAAGTAAACAAGATCTATCGTAGCATTGAAAACGATAACTGGTTGCTTGATGGTCAACCTATGACATTCAATACTGACGGAAACCTGACAGAGTTTCAGCATCGTCTTGCTGCCATCTCAAGGTGTCAAAAAGATCGCAAGTTTAAGACAGTTGTGGTGCTTGGAGTTGATACAGATACTTTCTCCAAAACAGCAACTAACAAGGCACGGAAACCTATTGATGAAATCCAGCGTAAGTATTCTAAAGCGCATCACGATGAAGTTTCTATTCTGGGAGACGTTCTGAAGCGTCGGAGGGGTAGTCGTCTTGAGATGCAAAATGCTATCTCTTCCTACGAAAACTGGATCAAGAATATCAAAAACTCCATCAATGTTGGTGGGGACTATGAAAACCTCTTGGACAAGTTTTCTCTTCAGCGCAAAACTATTCGTGCTTTCATTGCTTTGTGTGAACGCTATGGTTATCTGGAAGAGTGTAAAACTCTTCTTGAACTTCTGGATAATGAACTGGATGAAGATACCAATGACAACACCACTCTATCTGGACAGTTCATTTCATTCTGGAATAAAAATGCAGTTGACTTGAGTAATGAAAAGCGGATGGATTTTCTCTATTCTATGCTCTGTGTTGCCACTGATCGTATCATTATGCGTGATGATGGGATGATTGAGTTTGGCGCAACTCCATCTGACTTGGAACATTATGAGATGGAAAAGCAAGGAGTTTATCGTAAGTTTCTTGCTTGAGGTATAATGAAAGAAGGATTTATTGTGGGCAAAGGTAACTATGCAGCAGTGCCATATGGCAATCAACTGATGGTTATTCATAACGGAGAGCAACTCAAAGTGTGTAGGACCGAAGCATCAGCTAGGAAGTTCATTGATGACCACAAAAAGGGTAAATCAGTAGCAAGACTTCCGGTGAATTAAAGTTACTCACCTCCAAAGTGGACCTATAGCATAAGACATCGACAAATGACACCAGAACAAAAGTTTCAGCAACTATTTGAGGAGATGTATCAACTTTGTGAAGAGCAAGGTTGGGGAGATCCTTTCAGTTATGCTCGGTCCCGCGAGATTCATCTTGCTGGTATTCTTGGGCACAAAGTTGCAGAAACTTATTCTGGTGCTGATGCTGTGGATGATGATGGTGAATGTGAATATAAATCTACCATTGCCAATTCTATCAATGGGACGTATAATGGTATCAGTGTTCAAGATACCTGGGAAGAGCAAGAGCGTTATCTAATTGAGGAAAAGCTTGGCAAGTATTCCAACCATTACATTGCCCGTTATGAGAGTGGCAAAGTTGTAGAAGTTTGGAAACTGACTGGTGATGATGTGCTGATGATTCTGCTTCCTAAACTTAAGAAAGATTGGGAGCGTAAGAGTCACGGTAAGCACAAAGATCCCCGTCTCTCTGGTAACTTGACTAAGAAAGAAATCTACCAGTACGGAACTCAAATTGTATGACGATTGATAGTGGTAAACTGATGTACTCTCAGGGTAACAATGATGAGTGCTATACTCCTGCATACGGTGTTACTCCCATTCTGAAATACATCCCCAAAGATGCAAAAGTTTGGTGCCCATTTGATACTGATGAGAGTGAATTTGTGAAACAAATCTCACAGACTCATAGTGTAGAACACTCTCACATCAGTGAAGGTAAAGATTTCTTTTCATATGAACCATTTCATTGGGATGTAATTGTATCCAATCCACCATTCACAAACAAGCGTAAGTTTTTTGAGAGAGCATTATCATTTGGCAAACCATTTGCTCTCATTATGACTAATACTTGGTTGAATGATAGTGCTCCGAAACAATTATTCAAGGACAAGGATCTGCAACTGTTGATGTTTGACAAGCGGATGAAGTTTCATAGTCCTGATGGTAGACCGAACGACAAGATTACATTTAGTTCTAGCTACTATTGTTGGAACTTTCTACCAAAGCAAATCATTATGGAAGAACTTGATATACCAAAGAGTAACTCTCAGGCAAGACTTCCCGTGAATTAAAGTTACTCACCTCCAAAGTGGACCTATAGTGTAAGACGCATCTAATCTATGCCTCGCACTCGTAAGCAAACCGCAAATGTTGTTGAAGTATCTGCTCCTCAAGTTCTGATTACTCGGGATCAATACTTTCAGGATATTAAGGTTCGCTGGGAGATTCATCAGTATGAAGTCAACAAACTTCGTGAAGATGTGAGTAAGTTGACTGAAACTGTTGCTCCTTATGTGAAAAACGCACTTGATTTTCTAACTGAAAAGTATCAGCAAATCAGTGCTAAGTATGCCACTAACTGAAGTGGAACTCTGGACTCACTGAGTCCTTTTTTTGTGGTAGAATTAAAGTTACTCACCTCCAAAGTGGACCTATAGTATGAGTAAGCAACCGATGCAGAACAAACATCTAGAACACCCCGAAGATTGCATCCTGACTGGTGATCTTTCGGTTCTGGATTGGTTCTCTGCCGATTCTACCATTAGTGTCAAGATGGATGGTGCTCCTGCTATTGTTTGGGGCACAAATCCTCAGAATGGTAATTTCTTTGTTTGTACGAAAGCAGCATTTAACAAGAAAAAGATCCGTCTTTGCTATAACGAGGATGACATCTTCACTCATTTCGGTGGACAACCTCGCGTAACACAGATTCTCATCTTCTGCCTAGAGTTTCTCCCTCGCACTCAACAAGTGCTGCAGGGTGATTGGATTGGTTTCGGTAAGGGTTTGGATACTTTTACGCCCAATACAATTACTTACAAGTTCCCTGAGAAAGTCCGTCAAGAGATTATCATTGCACCTCATACAATCTACAGTGGTGCTGATGACATTCGTGAGATGACTGCTGCTCCTCTGACTAGCAAACTCATCAGCACTAAAGATTGCCTGTTTGTGCAACCTGAAGTGGAACTTAATCCTTTCCGTGAGGATTTGGAGGATGTGTGTAAGTTTGCCAAGCAAATGAGCACTCTGTGTGAGTTTGTGAGCGATAAGAAAGCATCACAAATCAAAAAAGAGATTAACGCTTGCATCCGTGAGCAAAAGGTCGTGGATGAAAATGAAATTGCAGAAAAATGTGATTGTGACAAGAACCTCATCCGTATTTGGAAGTTGGTGAAGTCTATCAAGGACGATTTGTTCCTTTTCATTCACGAACTGGATGAGATTGAGTGCTCTATTGGTGATGAGGTAAGTTTCCACGAAGGTTATGTCATTCGCAACAAGTTTGGCACTTACAAAGTCGTTGACCGTGAAACATTCTCTCACGCAAACTTTA